GAAGCCCGACAAGCTTTGAAACCGACACAGCCTCTATGTATGTGCCGTCCGCAATTTGAACCGTGATCTGATTTTTCGACGGAGCGAACATCTGGGCCGCATAGGCAACAGCACCACCAACTGTCAGAAACGCGCGGCCTGCCGTGTTGGCGCCACCATCGTTCGCATCATTGCCATCAGGCCGCACATACAGCGTGCCCCCGGCAAGCCGCTGGTACGGCAGCATTGCCCTGATCTGTGCCGGCGAAAGCGGGGTGAATGCCCTGAATGCAACGCCATCGTACATGACGTAAATTTCAAAGACCGTGTCCGACGCGGAGCTGTAGCAAGTGAGGTTCACGTCGCAGCGAATCTTCTGACTCGCCGTCGCTTGCGCGAAGCTGAGCGACACCCCTGTCACGTCGACGAACGATGACGAGGTGATGCTCTGCCCCGGAATGGAGACGACTTGTGCGGCAACAACGGAGCCGCCACCTCCACCTGCCCCACCGTGCGTGTGGTTCGCGAACGCGAATCCATACCCGGCCGTCCCGATGTCGCTGGTCGTGTCAATGTCTGGCGGTGCGACTGCCGGAAGCAGGTCGCCGTAGTCGGAGGGGTACGTGCCGAGCTGCGACTCCAGCGGCGTGACGCGCGCATCCAGCGCGGCGTCTCCAGCGATGCGCGCGTCTGTCTCGACAACGAGGTCGTCCTGTGTCTGCTGCACCAGCGCTGCGAGGTCAGACGACTGGCTGGTCAGTTCCTGCACCGCCGCCACGATGGAGTCTTTCGACGACTCCTTGTGAAGCTGCGGAAGCAGCGCGCGCGGATTCTGCCGGGGCATTACGGGAACCCGAGTTCGTCGAAGTTGACGCGGTCCATGTCGACCACCTTCTTCGGGAACGCGGCGTCGCGCGTGTCGCGCAGTTCGACCAACTCGCGGTCCCAGCGGTCGATGAGCTTCTGAAGCTCAGTCGTCGAAGACTCTTCCTTCATCAGCATCCGAATCGCCGCGTAGGTCGAGGCGTAGCGCTCCCAGCCGTCAGGAAGGTCGACCCCGTCCGAGCCGTCGACCAGCGTGACCACCGTAGGTGCGTAGAGGATGGTGCCGGTCGCGTCGAAGTTCGAAGGAAGCACGCGCAACGCAGGCACGTCGCTCGCGCTTCGGATGATGGCGTACCGAGGCATCAGCCGGTTGCGCACGTTGTACCAGAGCGCCGACGGCCCGGTGCTGTTGCGAAAGCGGTTGCGCTCCGCGAACGTGTACGGCTGGAGCGCGTAGTAGCGCCCAGCGAGGTTCAGGTCGATGCCGTAGAGCCGGTAGAAGTCTTCGGGGAGCGCGTACTCCTCGGTGCCAGTAACGAAGCTGACCGCCTCCGTCTTGAAGGCGTACTCCGTCTCGAACGCATCGACGAGGAAGCGGTGGAGCTGCTGAAGCCCCTCGTTCACCCAGCGCGTCACCTCCGCGTCGGTGACGAAGCCGTCAACCGGCATGTCTGCCGAGCTGCGTGCGTCGGAGATGAGCGTGGAGAGCAGAACGGTCGCCATGTCGTCTTCCTATCAGAAACAAAAAAGCCGCCCAAGGGCGGCCTTCTCGTCGCTCGTCACCGTGTTCTCAGTTCCCGTTCGGAACCTGAATCGTGTTCGAGAGCGTCAGTTCCACACAGACCGTATCTCCCACGACAGGGCTGACTCGGTCAGGAGGGTCGCCGTAGGCCGCCCCACAGACTTGGAACGCGAACGTCTTAACAGAGCTGACGGAGTCGTCCACGAGGTTGACGACGTAGTAGTTGTTGTTGTCCGGCGTGAGCACCGTGAATTTTGCGCTCAGAATGGCGGACCACTTGTCCTCCAGCGTAGCGACGAAACGGCCCGCAACGCCGTCATACACAACGCTCGCCGCACCAACACCGCGGAGGTTGGTAGGGCTGGCGTCACCTGCGCCGTCGAACTTGAAGGTAAGCGTCACCTGCTCGCGGTTCATCGTGCGACTGAAGGGTGAAGTGACGCGGGCTGCCATGACTCAGTTCCCGTTCGGAAGCTGGGTGGTGTTCGAGAGCGTCAGTTCGAAGAGCAGCGTCTCGGTGGTCGCGAGGTTCGCCACGGCGGGCGCGGAGCCGAAGGCCGCCGAAGCGGTCGTGATGTTGATGGTCTTCGCGCTCACCACGTCCACCGCGCTCATCGTCACCGTGTACTGCTTGGTGCCGGTCGAGTCGATGACGGTGAACTTCGCCATCAAGAGCGCCGCGTACTTGTCCGCGAGCGTGATGGTGTAGAGGCCGGTGTTGCTGCGCGTGACCGACGTGATGCCGATGCCTTTGAGGCCGGTCGGGTTTGCCGCCGCCGCGCCGACGCACTTGCCGGTGAGCGTCACCTGCTCGCGATTCATCGTGCGGCTGAAGGGAACTGAAACTCGGGCTGCCATGTGTTTTCTCCTTGGAAGAGGTGAAAGACAGAATCAGGAAGGCCGCCGAAGCGACCCTCCCGAGACTCGTCTTACGTGGGCAGCACGAGACGCGCGTTCCAGCCCGGCGCCGTGCAGGTGAGCTGGCCGTAGAAGGCGATGCGGCCTTCGTAGGCGTCGGCGTTGTAGATGCGCTGGATGTCGGTGCCGTCGAGGTCCTGCACGAACGCCAGCTTCTCCAGGTAGCGGAGCTTCCAGGTATCGAGCTGGAGCAGGCGGCCGACGCCAGACGGCGCGTTGCGGTCGCTGTAGAGGCGGATGTCGCCCTGCGGGCCGGTCACGACGATGGAGGTGAAGCCGACGTTGCCCACCTTCGTGTACTCGGTGATGGCCTTCGCCCCGAGCGCGAGATGCACGTTCTTCGTGTCGACGTTGTTCATGAAGAGGTGCTTCGGGTTGCCGCCTTCACGCGCGATGCGGTGAATGGCCGTCACAAGGCCCTCCTCCGGGTTGTACGCGCTGATGTCGATACGCACACCGCCGAGGCGCGAGGCGTCGACCGAGCGGTCCACGCCGAAGAACGACTCGGACGCCGCAGGCGCGGTCGCCGGGTTCCACGCTTCGAGGCCCGCGAGTCGCAGCGGGGTCGTGTACGAGGAAGCCGCACGGTCGCCCTTGAAGAAAATCCAGTCACCCGCCGCACCGGAGTCGGTGTTGGCCGAGAGCGTGAACGTGCCTGCATCACGGTCAACACGGGTGATGGCAACACCTCCACCGCTGTTGCGGAAGTCGGCAGTCTTCGTCGAGCCGGTCGTGAAGCAGACCACACGGCCCACCTCGAAGTTGGTGATGTCGTTCGGGTTCGCGAGCGTGAAGGTCGAGCCGGAGACGCCGCCCGTCGCGACCTGCCCGCGCTCACCCACACCGTCGCGGTAGAGGTCGATGCCGCGCGTGCGGCCGAAGTTGTTCAGCGCGCCCTTGACGGTGTCGTCGAGGGTACGCACGAACGCTTCCTGGTCAGACTTCGCCGCCAGCATCGCTTCAGTCTCCAGCTGGTACAGCTGGTAGTCCTTGACGCGCGTGACCTGGAACTGAACGCCCTTGTTGGCTTCCGTCGCCGCAGCAAGCTGCGCCTGCGAGAACGTGGCCGACTGCGCGACCGTGTCACCGTACTGCGTGGCGATGATGGTCACGGAACCCCCGATGCCGGTGCCCTTCGGAATCATCGCGAGCAGCGGGTTGTCCTGGTACACGAGGTCCTGCACGCGCGACTCAGGGTAGAGGCGCTTCAGGATGTAGGCGATGCTGGTCGTCGAAATTGCCATGATGGTTCCTTCAGTTCACGCAAGTCTTACTTGCGCAGGTTGGGGTCTTTTGCGAGCTGCTGGATGATTTCTTCGGGGTCGAACGTCGTGGGAGCAGGATTCGCGGCCGGAGCCGTGAGTCGGTTGTTCAACGTCTTGCCCCCGCCGTCCGATGCGGGCGATGCGGGCGTCTCAGTCGCCCTCGCGACCTGATTCTGAGCAGCTTCTTGCGCAGGTGTCAACACCTTGCTCCAGCGCGCGCTCTGCTTCGTGAGTCGCGCCTCGGCTTCTTCGGCCGCGATGCGGATGTTCTCCTCGATGTCGGTCGACGGAAAGCCGCCGCGCGCGTGCATCTCGTTCAGCACCTCCCACACCGAGTCGGTGGCCTCCAGGCCGGTGACGAGCTTGAGCTTCGCGGCGTTGAGGCCGACGACGCGCTTGATTTCGGAGTCGAGCTGCGCGCGCTGCTGGTTCGCCTTCATCTGCTTGTAGTCGCGCATCATCTCCTCAACTTCAGGAGGCAGCTTCATCGCCTGCGGCTCAGGCGGCTTCTGCTCGGCAGGCTTCTGCTCGGGCGGCTTCCCGGCGCCGGTGATGGCGCGCGCCACCTCCCCGTAGGAGATGCCGAGCGCGGCGAGCGCGGCGAGCGGGTCTTTCGTCGCGAGCGCCTTCGCGAGCGCCTGCGCGTTCGGCGCGCCGAGCATGTTCGCCAGCTCGATGCCGGGCTTCGCTGCCTCGGTGGCCTTGCGGAGTTCCTGCTGCTTGAGCACCAACTTCTCAAAGCCCTTCTCGGTGAAGTCGGGCTTCTCGTCAGTCTTCGGAGGCTCGGGCGGCTTCTGCTCTGCGGGCTTCTCAACCGGCGCGGGAGCGGCCTCGACGGGCTTCTGCTCTGCGGGCGCCTCAGTCGGCGCATCCATCCCCTTGGCGATGGCTGCGTAATCGGGCACTTCAGACACTGCGGGCGTGGGGGAGTTCTCTGTTCCCATGTTGGTTCCTGTTTGCGCTGCGGGTTAGGCCGCCACGAGCGGCGGCACGGCTGGAGCGGGCGGCATGTTCACCTGCGGCCCGGAGACGTTGATGTTCGGCATCGGAGACGGCCCTTCGGCCGGAGGCGCCGGAGGGGCCGCCATCGGAGGAGCGGGAGGCTGCATCGCCTGCGCCTGCCGTGCGAGTTCAGCCGTCGTCAGCTCGATGAGATTGCGAAGCAGTTCGAGACGTTCGGGCTCGATGTCGTCGAAGTGGCGCGCGAAGAGGTAGTTCGCAGTCGCGCGCTCAACGAGCAGTTGGAGATTCTGGAACGGCTCGGGCGGATGCAGCGTCGGCTTGTCGTCGTCGAGGATGGCCGAGATGGTCGCATCGACATCGTCAATGGCCGCGTTGCCGAGGTCCATCTCCGCGTCCACGTCGGGGAAGTTGAGCAGCTTCTTCGCGACGGCCTTGGAAATCATCCCATCGGCTTCGAGTTCCTTGACGAACTGTTTGCGCGCAGCGGGCGTCTGCGGGAGCGACGATGCCGGGAACATCTGCATCACGTAGCTCTCTTCGTCGAGGTTGATGTCCTTCCAGTCGACCTCGATGGCGCGGCGACGACCCGGCGCGCGCACCGAGTAGCCCTTCTGCAAGTCGGTGTGCTGCTTCGTGATGAGCCCGATGGCGATGCGCGCGACTTCGAGGAAGGCGTTGTCCCAAGCCTGGTGCTTCAGCGCGAAGCGCTCGCTCTCGATGTCACTGAACTCGCGCAGCGCCACACCCGCATCGAGGCCCGCAGGCTTCCTCGCGGCGGCCGAAAGCTCCGAGATGCCGACCTCCTGGAACGCCTTCTGGTACAGGCGGTCCAACTGCATGTAGTCCTCCTGCGAGACGGCGTTCGAACTGTCGATGAAGGGCGTCTTGCCGGTGTACTCGACGAGGTCGCCAAACCCGTTCGTCATGTGCGCGGACTGAATCTTCGCGCCGCGCTCGATGTATGTGCGGCCCTTGCCCTTGCGGCGCAGAATCTCGGAGATGCTGCGAATGAGGCGGTTGATTTCGAGCTGGATGCCCACCAACGACTCAGCGGTGCCCTTGCCCCAGAAGCCCACCACGCGCTTCTTCGACGCGAGGAAGACGAACGGGAAGGTCGGCACCTTCCAGTCTTCAGAGAGCAGTTCGACGCCCTGAATGGAGATGATGTGCTTGCCGTCGCCAGCCTTTGCAGTCGAAGGCAGGTGCCAGCCCTCCCACACCTCCACCATCAGGATGCTGGCGTTGCCATCGAGGCTCTGCACGGCGGGCGTGCGCGGCGCCTTCATGATGTCATCGCGATGCTCAGGGAACATCGCCGCGAGCACCTCGCGCTGCACCATCTTCCGGCGCAGAAGCTGGCGCGGCTGGCCGTACATGCCGTCGCTCTCATCGACGAACAGCTCCGACGGCAGCACGCGCTCGACTTCGAGGCGCTTCGTGTCGTTGTTCTTGAAGACGTGCAACGCGCCTTTGCCGAAGACCTCCGCGTCGATGAAGACCGGCTTCATCTGCTCGTAGATGTCCGTCTCGTAGAAGAAGCCGTTGACCCAGCGGTTCAGCTTCCGGGCCTTGATTTGCGACTTCCACGAACCGCCGCTGGTCTGGAACTCCGGGCGCGGCTTGTTCTTCGCGATTTTCGCCGCGAGCGTGTCGATGCACGCCTGCACGACGTTGAAGGTGATGATGCCGGTGCCGAGCATCGCCTGGCGCACGATGGCGACCGCGTAGTCGACGCCTGTGAGCGAGTTGATTTCGACGTTCTCGTAGAGGCGCGCGTGGCGGATGTACGCCTGCTCGCGGTCGCGGCTGCTCTGCTGCACCGTGCGGCAGTAGTTGATGAACTGGTTCGCGCGCTGCGTCTCGTCCTTGAGACACCACCACATCGACGGGTCACGGTACTCCGCGTCGCTCTCGTCGATGGCCTTCGACGCTTCCGTCTCGCTCTTGAACGTCTTGCCGTCGCGGTAGTCCTTCATGGGTCAGCCCTCGGTGTCAGACATCGGTGTGCCGTACAGCGCAGCCTGCTGCTCGGCGGTGAGGCCGTCGCTGCCGATGCGCGGCGCAGGCTTCGCCTTC